CAAACAAGTCAGGAATCCGCAGGGACAACTCAGCGTACATACTCTCAGCAAGAGTTTGATGATGCAATGGCCAAGATGAAAGCATCAGTTCAGAAAAAGGTTGCAAAGCCTTATGAAGAACTGGGTGACATTGAGGAACTACGCACAATCAAATCCGCCTGGGAACAGAAACAACAGGAAGAACAAGTCAAGCGTGGGGAATTTGAAAAGATCCTACAAGACTTGGCCACCAAGAAAGACGCAGAGATATCCAAGCGGGACCGTGTGATACAGGAATACAAGGTAGATGTGCCTTTGCTTACAACAGCAAGTAAACTGCGTTCTGTCAATCCAGAACAAGTTAAAAGTCTGTTGCGTAGTCAAGTCAGAATGAACGCGGATGGTGAAGTTGAAGTGATTGATTCTACAGGATCAGTTCGCTACACAGACAAAGGCACGGCCTGGGGTGTTGAGGATCTTGTTCAAGATTTTCTCACTGCCAATCCACACTTTGTGGCACCAACGCCCAGCACAACCAATGCTAGATCCAACATATCAAACGGCTCACCCAACAAGGTGGATATTACAAAACTGGATATGAAAAATCCAGAGCACCGTAAGGTCTATGCGGAATACCGCAAGTCTAACGGTATTGCCTAATTCAAGGAGAATATAATATGGCTGGTTCAACTACAACAACACTAAACGACCTCTTACCAGAGATCATCCAGGAAGCAATGTTCGTCGCCTCAGAGCGATCAATTATGCGTGGCCTGGTAAAAAACTACACCCTGGCCGCTGGTCAAGGTAAAAATGTCAATGTGCCTATCTATCCCATTCAGACAGCAGCCGCTGTGACTGAAGGTGATGAAGTGCCCAACACTGCTGTTAGCACCAACACAGCACAACTAACTGTAAGCACCGTTGCTATCCGCACATTGCTCACAGACCTGGCTCGCACTTCAGCAGCCTCTAATGTTGTTGCTGACCTGGGCAAACTATTTGGCGAAGCAGTTGCTCGCAAGATGGACTCAGACTTGACAGCATTGTTTGCTGGTTTTGCCGCAGGTTATGGCAACTATACAGCAGTCATCACACCCTCTGACATTTTCAAAGCAGTTGCTACACTCAAAGCCAATGCTGTTCCTTCTGAAGGAATGGTTTGCGTATTACACCCAGAAATCGCGTATGACTTGAAGGCAGCATTGACCACAAGCGGTAATACTCCATTCGCACTGGGTGGTGTTTATGGTGATGTTGGCAATGAAGCAATGCGTATGGGCTATGTGGGTATGTTGGCTGGTATTCCAATCTATGAAACCAGCAACATTACCGCAGTGACTAACCCTGGCGATTTCCCAGGTGCTGTGTTCCACCGTGACGCTCTGGGTCTTGGTATGATTGGTGATATCTCTATTGAGACTCAGCGTCGTGCTGCCTTCCTTGGTGATGACATTGTGTGTTCCGCGTATTACGGCGTGGGCGAAATTCAAGACGGCTACGGTCGCCACTTGAAGTTTGACAGTTCATTGACCTAATATTAGGACATAAAGATTATGGCATTCATTACACAAGGCTCTACATTTTTTAGTTTCGCAGACTATGATGATGTTGTCGCAAAGGACAGTAGACTGTTCAGTGCTAATGAAGGCTTGACTCAAGATGTTGTAGAAGGCAGTTTGATCCGCTCTACCGTCAAGATCTTGGACGCATTCCGTTCCAGTTCTTGGTGGAAGAGTTATTATGTTCGCCAGACAGGTAGTCTTGCCAACGTGGTAGTGGGTCAATCAATTTTAGTTCCTGCACTGGATCCATTTTTGATCCAGGCTCGTCAGGGTGATTTCACAGACCTATGTGTGTATCACACCCTTTCTGAATATCTGCTGGCAAAAGTGGCAGATTTTGGAAATCCTGATTCAGCAGAGAGACAGAAACTAGGCTTCTACGATCAAAAGTATCGTGTACTCTTTGACGAATTGATAGTGGCAGGTGACTGGTATGATTTCAGCAACAACGGAACCATAACAGAATCTGAAATGTATCCATACGTCGCCAATCTTGTGAGAACACGATGACACCAATGAGACAAGCCATCGTTGACGGCATTTCAGCATTGTCACTGGGCACATTCGCTGTGTCCAGTGAGTTGCCATGGGACGCCGCAGGACAACCTTTGTATGAGAAAAACTTCAAAGTGATCTATGTGAGTGAGCCAGAATCAACTGAGAGCAATCTCTTTAACACGCTGGATGCAGGAGTATTCGCCAAGAAAGAATCCACCATCCGTGCGTTTGTCCAAGTAGACGCAAAACAACAGCCCACAAACTATGACAGCATAGTATCAGGTGTGAGAAATGTAAAGAATACCACTGAAATTACTGGCGTGACCAGTCGTGAATGTGATATCAACACAAGTTTCCAGGCTGATTCACTGTTGACAGAGTTTGTATTCCGTTTTACGGAAATGAAAATTAATTAAAGGAAAATCGCAATGGCTTATATCTATCCAGCCCCAGGCGTAGCCAATGTCCAGGCAACACTGACGATGACAGCGTCAGCAGCCACAGGACCTATAACAATGCCAGCACTCCAGGACATCACTATCAACAATAGTAATGATGTATTCACCTGGACTCAACTTGACTCTGCAAGTAAATTGCAAGTGGCAACCACAGCAACCAACAGTCTTGCAATGAACTGTGTTCTTGATGAAGACACATTCTTTGGCAATGCTAGTGCCTCAGCAGGTTCTGCTGCCAAACTTGGTGTTTTTGGTCTGTCAAAAGACAAAACACTTGTTTCGTTCAGTCTGTATATGGGCGACACTTCTGGTGGTGCAACAGGTCCAACCATCACAGGCTCAGGCTATGTGACAGGCTTGGCACCTACTGTGAGTGCTGACGCACCTGTGTGGGTATCACCAATCACATTGACTGTGACTGGCGACTACACTGTAACGCTGTAATTGTAGTACGAGAAAGAACAGGGTCACAAGCCCTGTTCGTTCTTGATTGATTGATAGATAAAGATATATGGATTTACTTAAAAATAAAACTGACCAAGAACTCTTGTCCAGTTTGTTGGCAGAAATTGCCAAATCAACCAACGAAATAAGATGTGCTCAAGGCGATATACACAAAGCCCAAGGCCGTCTCACGTTTGCCCTTGCGGCAATAAATGAATTGTTAAACAGAACCTAAGGATATAAAGATGAAATTATCAGAACTTGCAAAAAAACCCCAACTGACCAAGGTCACCATCACAGACGAAGACATTGTGGCTGAGTTTGGCGAAGCATTGGAATTTTGGACCTGGGATCGTCAACCCATGGACACATTCCTAAAGTTGGCCTCAGTGGATCAAGCCAACACAGCATCAGTGATTGCTGCCGTGCGTGATTTGATTCTGGATGAAGCAGGCAAGCCAATTCTCACAGGCGAAGTCAGTCTGCCAACCAAGGTAATGATGCGTGTGATCACTGCTGTGGTTGAATCCCTGGGAAAGTAATCAACGCCCAATTAGACCCAGATTCTGCTGATCTGCGGCGTTGCCTGGTGTTAGACAATCTGGCCACACGATACCATCTACTGCCTAGTCAAGTGTTGAGCACTGCTGACACACTGGACTTCTTGGTGATGGATGTTGTGCTGGCCTACAACAAGTATGAACAGGACAAGGCTGAAGCCAAACGCAAAGGCACAGCACCCACTGCACCCAATCTTCCACTAAATACCCTACAGGAAATGGTTGAAAAGGTGAAGAAAAAATGACTGTTAGATTAACTAAAGATTCAATGACTGCAAGCCTGGCCAAGATACAAAGAGATCTTGCCACTGTACCCAAAGAAATCTTTGAATATTGGCGTAGCATTACACCTATTAGATCTGGCAATGCACGTCGCCGCACAGTGTTGAAAGGTGCTACCATAAACGCTGCCTATCCTTATGCTGTGCCTCTTGATGAAGGCCTCAGTAAACAAGCACCCAGAGGAATGAGCAAGCCTACTGAACAGTACTTGGAACGCATACTTGATAAGAAGATAAGGAAATAACATGGCAGATTTAACCTACACGGCCTCGCTTGATGACAAGATATCGCCTGCACTGAGAAACATACAACAACAAACAAAAAAGACAGCAGATGCCTTTGGTGCGTTCAAAACAGCCTTGGCAGGCCTGGCAGTGGGTGCTGCCATTCAAAGTGCCCTGCGTTATGCTGATGCCATCACTGATGTGGCAGATGCCACTGAAATGGCAGTGCAGAATGTAATAGGATTTAGCAAAGCAGTCAGTGCCGCAGGTGGCTCTGGTGAAAAAGCCCAGGCTGCAATGGTCAAGTTCAACAACACCTTAGGCGATGCAGCACAGGGTGGAATGGCAGCACAAGATGCATTTGCACAAATTGGCATTTCTCTCACAGACCTACGCACACTCAGCAGTGAAGACCTATTTGGCCTCACTGTGAAACGCCTGGGTGAACTGGGTGACGTTGGTCTAAGAACAAAACTAACCAGTGACCTGCTGGGCAAAAGCCTGCGTGGTGTAAACCTAAAAGGTCTCAGCGATGACTATGCACGAGCCACTGCTGCCAGTGCTGCCTACGCGGAAAGTGTACGCAAAGGTGCTGAACTACAAGACAAACTGGATGCGGCATTTAGCAAAATCAAACTGGCTATTTTAAGTACCATTGAACCTTTGGTAGACTTTCTCAATAGTTTAGACAGTGACAAAATAGATAAGTTTATTGATTCTACTGTAAAGATTGGTGCTGCCGCTGTGGCCATTGTGGGCTTGATCAAGGCATTTGAAGGTGTGGTCAAAGTGCTGGGCTATCTCAGCAGTGCAGCGGGTCTGGCTGTTGTAGGTATGATGAGTTTGCAAAAAACTGGCAATTTATTGACTTACACCTTTGCCAATATTGGCAAAGCAATTGTGGCCGCATTCAGTGGTGGTGCCATATTAGGCCCTATGAGTGTGGCCAGTGCATTTGGTATGTTGATAAAGAACCTAAAGTTTGCCGTAGTAGGATTGGCCCAAGTTGCGGCTGGCATTGCCGCAGTAGCAATGGCAGCGGTTGGCATCAATGAACTGATCAAACTGGCTTTTGATGTAGATCCTATTGACATAATGGCCACCAAATTAGAACAATTGGTCACCAATGCGTTCCCAAGTCTGGCTGCTGGCATCAACAAAATTGGTGCTGCCTTGGGAATGGCACCACCTCCCAGTCAGTCAGGTGCAGGAGCAGGGCGTGGCAACGCTCAACTACAACTAGATCTATACAAAAAACAAAATGAAGAACTGGCCAGGCAAACAGCCTTGACAGATGAAAAAGCAAAACTTGAAAAAGAAATAATATCTGCCTTTGCCAAACAACGTGCTGAAATAGCCAGCATCACAGAAGACTTCAAGAAACAACTAGACGCCAAAGCAGGAACATTACAGTTAGAAACAGCACTGATTGGCAAGAGCGAACAGCAAAAACAAATCCTACAAGTGATTGCGGACCTGACTCGTACCACTACAGATGAAGTTGACAAACTGACCAAAGCAAGAGAAAATCTTAACGAAGCAGAAAAACGCAACGGGCTAGGACAAGAGTACGACAAACAAATTGCCGCCGTGCAACAATTGGCCAAGGCAGAACAAATTAGATTGGTTGGACTGGTTGCTGGCTTGAACAATGCCAAAAACTTAGAAGAACTCAGACTGTTTGGCCTAAGAGAACAACAGAATCTTGAAGACAAATTGCTCAGCATTCAGCGTGAAATGGCTGACTTGACACTGACAGATATTGAAAAGAAATATCGTGACATTGCCAGAGCCGCTGATGATTCTGCCAAGGCAGCCATACGTGCAGAAGAAGCCCGTCGTGGTGCACC